TAGATAAGCAAATTCCTGAAGAAATATTCAGAATGCTGTATAAACCTGGTAAAGATGCACCTATGTTTGAACAGTTGAAGGAACAGGCTTTATCAGACTTTAGAATTTTTTTGAATTGTTTAAGATTTACGCCATTATTATCAAACATGGTAGATATTACTAGACACTTAAATCAACTGCTGCACTTCCAAAACTTGACATTTAAACATAACAACTTTAGTGTATTTAATTCTGGGATACCAAATTTGCTATATTTAGTTCAGCATGGCATTCAAGATAGGGGTAAAGATGTTGGAAGATCCTTTATGATTATAAAGTTTGGAGAAATTGCAGATGTAGAAGCTTCTTTATATGGATTCCATAATACATACAAACTTTCAGATGGAGTTACTAGTGTCCATTGTACAAAGTGGAGGAGATTAAATAGTCAACGTATTGGCTTTCACTTGGATCAAATATATTCTGTTTTAAGTACAACGTTTGCATCCTTTCAGCGCAGATTAAGTGAAAGTAGAGTTTCTAATTTAGACTTAGATCTTGTATTTGCAGAAACAAAAGTAATCTTTGCCGTGAGGTATCTTGTGTCTATCTCTCATAGGCAATTATTTGCAGAAATGCTTTCTGATATACGCTACTTATACATGGATGCTTTTAGTGAGTTTGCTGACTGCCAACAATTCATATTGGACAAATATACAAAGCCAGTGCAAACACATTTTGAATGTTTCCTTCTAAATTTAATACCCAAGTTTGAAAAATTTAGACAAGAATTTTTAAAAACTGGTGTAACATTTAAATCAGCTTCCTTTGTAGGCAAACAACGAGAACAATATAGCATAGGTGGCAAAATTAATCTTCCTTCTATGTTATATCCTGGTGTGAGAATAAGATCTATTCAAGATTTATTAGATGATATGTTTTTGTATGTACACACAAACAAAGATCCCTCCACACCGTATCATGAGTACGTGAAGGCATTCAAGACTATACTTAAATACCAGGAGAAGTACGATAATCTAAAATACAATAGAAAGAAAGGGTTATTATTGACAAAAGTGGATGTTGAAGACTTTTTAGAGACAGACAATGGTGTAGGATTCTGGGGGCTAGCTACTAACACTGGTGCTGAACTTATATCAGAACGATTAAATGTTAATGTTGTTAAATCTAAAATAAATGCAATTATCAGAGACGACACTATCCTAGACATGAATAGTACAAAGTCAATCATACCTGAGAGAAAAAGAGAAGCAATAATTTCTGAGTATGATGAAACGTTTGTATCACAGCTTAAGGGTGAAACCAGAAATATTAGGAAAAAACAGAGAGAATTGTGGGAACATATAGACCACAGTGACTTGAATCCATATTCATTTAAGATTATAACGAAAAAGAAGGAAGAGAAAGACAAATTGATTGTAGTATCTGGAACAAACAGGTGTAAAGTGCATGATAGCACAAAAGATATACTAGAGACTTCAAAAATAAGAACCACACTAGAATTTGCACTATGGAATATTAATCATAATAATTCAAGAGTAGTAACGGATATTTGCATAAAAGCTCAATACGGT